TAACACGGATTTGATTCTTTGGAGAAAGTCTAATTTGTCATCTAAAGAGAAACCTCCATGCCTCTGTGGCATTCTCATGGCCGTACAGGCTGTTAATCCGACACTTTCTACAGGCTCATTCCATTCGTCGCCTTCCGGTATACGATTGCCAGCCATAATGATTTTGCGTAGCTCTCCCTTCCCATCTCCATCCCAATCAACTTTTAAATAGCTTTCGGAATACTCAACCTCTTGCATTGATTCATCAACTGTCAGTTCAAGATAGGGGTTGTCCTCATCTGTGACCGAGTTTCGTTTAGTAGACTCTGAATAATTAGTGTTCTCATTACTCATCGCCGGAAGAGACTTAACAAACTCCTTATCCATGCCCATTTCTAAAAGTTCAGATCTGGACTTTCTGGTGTTATGTTCGGTAAAAGGGCTTTCTTGGAGCGATCCACGGCAAAGTCTTGAGACCCTCACCTCGTTTGGTGGGCAGGCTTCCAACTTACATCGATTCACTTTCTGAGTAATTTTTATCGTTAAATCGTATATTGGTCCTAATGGGCTGGTTTTTTCCTCATACTCAACAATCTCGAGTTTCCCACCATCCTCAAGGTCGAAAGTATAATCAACAGCTTCTTCACCCTCGGCGATGTAAGTATTGAGTTTTTCTAATACGCTTTGTAAGTTGGTTACTTTGTACTCTTGAAATAAGGCGACTACATCAATTTCCGTCAAACCTTCGTATTCTGTTTCGTGGATCTTTTCTGACTCATCCCACCAATGTTTTATATACCCATTCTTTTGCAGCAAAGCATCATGTATAAAATCGTGGATTAAGATATAACCCATGTTATCTTGCATGATTACATGATTAACATACTCAGTTTCTATCCTGGCTTGTTCTTCGTCTTGAGGATGAATGGGCTTGAACTCGGCTAGCTTTCCTGATTGTAGGAAAGTATCCATGATAGCCGGCATTACCCAGTCTATAGTCTCCATCAAATCCCTGGAAACTACCTGGCTTCTGCCTTCCTGCTCATCACCATACGGCCGACCATAGTAATGGTCCATGGTATTCATTCGCTGAGTCGATAACTCCGACTCATCCGATCCTAGAGCGGTTCGCCGATATGCTTTTATGATTGCTGCTAAGTCTTTAGTTTCCATGTTGTCTCACGACAATGCTACTGAGTTGTTTTTTAATGAAATCGCATAGGAATCGAATGCTAGCCCCGAAGTCCTAACGACAAATTAAATAAATTTCTTATATCCGTTACCGTTGTTTCGGCTCCATTTGTCATCCGGAAGTACCAAATGATCAAATTCTGTGAAGCCTTTGTCTTTTAGAGCCGCTTTAATGCGTCCTACTCGCTCGATAATCGGCAGACTGATGCTTTGTCCTTCCCATATTTTGGCCGCCATGTCGTTCATCTTAGCGATATTAGCCATTGCTTCGGCCACCACATCCTTGACCTCTTCCTCTTTTACCTTTGGCTTAGGTCCAGGTTTCTTCCTCTCTGGTTTTTCTTCTACTACATCATTGCCTTCAATTGAGTTCATAATATCCCTCTTGAATTTACTTTAAGCGGTTTTAAAAAGTTCTGGTTTGTTTGTAGTTTAGCCAACTTTAGCGACATCATCAAAGAATCGGCCAAATTAGGTGACGGAAGCCTGAGCGTTTTCCTCATTTCTTCCTTGCTCATGATCTGAATTAGGCCGTTCCCGCGGTGTTTTCTTGGAACTGAACAGACCTCAGACCTTAATTTTTGTATCATAGGTATATTAGAACTAATTGATATCAGTTCTTCGGGTGAGTGAAATTCTTTTTTCTGTATCACCTTGAATGTTTTATAGAATCGGTCCCTCAGATACCAATAATATTGGGCTCGTTTGTTAATAAATGTCTGATCGTTTGTTTTCTGATCATCTTTATTGAGTCCTTCACCTTGATAAAAGTCTTCAGGATCGTCAACTCCTTCGCCACCATTAAACATTACGGCTTCAATCTTCTTACCGGCCAGAGATTGTTTAACCTGGCGTTTGAGACCTATTCCCATTCCGCCTACATCCCATATAAATTGATCTACCCTGGCCTCTATAGCAAGCTCTGTAGCCCAATCGCAACCATCATTTACATCTTGATTAGTATTTTCTTGCAGGTCTAAGACCACAGATCCATGTCTTAGGCAATAACCTTTGGCGTCTTTCCCCTCGTCACTTGGATCATGGGAAGCTATTTTTATCCCTCTCGGTTTAAATCCAATCTTCTCATGCGCGTCGATAGCAGCATCAAACCACTCAGGCAATATAATTGAATTTTCCACCGAATCGTTATAGCCGCCTTTCCATTTGTGGTCATAGGCTGAACGGGTCATATTATCCCAATCATCCTGCCTTTCTAATTCAAGGCCTGATGCAATAAACCATTTTCTAGGTATTTCATCGTAATTAATCTGGACAATGATCATAAAATCATCTTCATATATCCCGCGTCTAGCAAGCTCTCCCTCGGCCCTCTTAAGCCATTTTTGAGAGATCGGATCTAATGAGTGACCCCTATTAATTGTTATCCAGATCTCTGGAAGTTTAATGTCTTCCCCTTCAATTACTTTTTGTACATCCTCTGCGGATAGCCGGAGGGAAGCGGATACTTGTCTTAGTGTTTCCTCTGAAAGCGTCTCCCCTTCCTCAATCCATAGACCATCTACTCCAGTGAGTGAGGATTTTAAGCCGCTTGGATTTCGGCATAGACCGCGATAAAAGTTGCGGCCGCCTGATTCGTGATAAAGATGCGCTTTGTCGCTTGTGAAACCTGGAAGTTTTAACCGGTTGACTTCATCCAACAAAAGCCTGTGAACTGATTCCTCAATAGTATTTTGATATTCCCTGCCACAACACCAAAGTTGCCCATTTGCTATTCCGGAGAGAACCCAATCTGCAACAAAGGTTGATTTGGTTGAACCTCGTCCACCGACAATGATCTTAAGGCGTTTTTCCTTCTCGCCTAGTATTGAAAGCTTTGGAGCGTATTCAATTTTAATCATCTAATTTTGCCGGAACGAATACTACTTTGTGTTCTATTGGGTTTCCAGGTTGGCCGCCGATGTTTTGATCCTGTTTTTCATGATAGCCATGTTTACCAAGGACTAACTTGGTTATGTTTGAATTGAAGTCATTAGAAAGCCCTTTGTTAATCAATTCTCGGCGCTGTTTGATCAAGATTTGTTCTAATATGTCCGAAAATTCTTTTTTATCTTCAGCCTTTGCCCAGTCATATAAGCAAGTGCTTGATATTCCTATATATTCTTGAAGTGCTTCATGGGAAGGAATCATGTCACCCAACTCTCTCCATTGGTCTAAATATGCATAACATTTATCCAATAGTTCTTGTGTGTATTTTGTAGGTCTACCGGCTGGCATTTTATTTGTTCTTACTTATCTTCTTTAATGTTTTGGCAAGCCTGGCACGTTTGCCCATTTTCCCTGATTTCTTTGCGGCTTCGTTCAGCTTGCCGGCTGGGATGTCTTCACCTTTTTTAACTCCAAGAGATTTCTTTAATGCTCCAGGTCTTTGGATTGCCTCTTGAATCCATTTATTGTTGCTCATTTTTTATCCGCCTGATTTTTCCCTTTTTAATAACTCTGGATAACATTTTTCTATTTCTTTATATTTTAATGTATCATTTGTCTGCTGTTCATCTTCATAGATATAACAACCCCTGCTATATATATATTTAATAGGTTCATTAAGCCACTTTTTGGCCTCTTCATCTGATTGAAAATATCTCATTTTCATTTATTTATCCTCAACTCTTATATCCTTTTGTTGGTTTCCAGCCGTGTTCCACAGCATTCAAAAGCCCACAGCATTCAAAAGCCTTTGCTGTTTCTTAGCGTTTTCGGGAGTCGCTGCTTTCGCTTTCACTCCTCCGGGAGTGCTTACTCTAACCTTGCCCTTATTTTTCCCTTTTTTAATCTTTACCGTTTTAACTGGCATAATTAAGCGTCCGTATAAGTTGGGGTTGTTGGTGTTGTGTCATTATAAGTTGTAACTGATGCATCCCACACCGTTTGTCTCACATTCCCGATTAGATCCCATGTGGTTACTCCGACGTCCCATGTTGTTTGTATTTGATTGTCTACGTAAGTATAGACCGAAGCGTTAGTACTGGCATCTGCCCATATGCTTCCTATACTGTAACCGCTTAAAATAACACCAGATATTTCTCCGTTAAAAGATCCAGTACCTAATCCATCTGTAATGATTAACCCTATGCTCATGTTGCTCTAGTAGCCGATGTTGGAGCAGTCGAACTATCAAGTGTTAGCGTAGCAGCGGTTGTGGTTCCATCCAACTTCTTAATAGTGACGGTCGTTCCTGTTATCGCTTTTTCTGTTAAGTATTGCTGTATTAAAAATAAAGCTTGTGCCAAAGTCGGCGCTACACCGTCGGCAGAATAACTTTCTGTCATCTGAGTCGTTAAAACATCTGCTACGGAAATATTATTTAGGGCAGTTATCTGAGCAGGTAAAGTCGTTCCGGTGTCTGTAAGGATTGCGGCTAGTTGAGTTGAGTTCGCATCAATATCAGCGGTTATTTGTGATTTTGGATGAACATGAGAGACTAAAATCGCTATCCTATCCCCGGCTGCAGGTGTTGTAATCCATGCCTCGTCTACAGTGACAGTTGTTGTTCCACCAGCATAACTGGTTGTAAGTATTGGCCTTACTTGACCAATTCCAGTTCCACTTAGAATGTAGACTAGTTGATCTTTGTAGAAGTTCGCCGATGCACTACCACCAGAAAAATCGAAAGTAGTTGTGGTTGGTGTGCCTGTGATTGTCGTATCAATTAGAGCTGCGCTTCCTAATACCTCAGAAAGCCCTGTAGTTCCTGCAGTTAAATGTCCAGCTATTGGTTCGTCCCAAATGAGATCCACGGCGGCCGCCGAAAGTCCTGCGGTTGTGACCGTGCTTACCGCGCCACCAGAAGTAGTAATTGCACCTCCACTTACGATTGCTGTGGCTGCAATGTCGTTAAAGCTAGTCTTTCCAGCTGAGTCAGTAGGAAGACCACCTGCGGCGCCGGCTGCGGCATTAGGAAGAGGATTC